TAAAGCGCGACCAAGAATTCACCATGTTGAATGGTGCTGTCGCTGCTGCTGGTAACACCACAACAGCTCGCGGTACTGCTTCATTGCAAGCCTTCATCAAGACTAACTACGATATGCAGACCAACGGTGCTAACCCCACTTACACGACTGTGCCTACTGGCGCTCGTAGCGACGGCAATGTGCGTACTTTCACAGAAACCATCTTGAAGAATGTTATTCAACAAGTTTGGACTTCTGGCGGTACACCAAAAATCTTGATGACTGGTCCAGTCAACAAGCAGCGCGTGTCTGGCTTCTCTGGTATCGCATCTTCACGCTTCAACATTGATGGCGGTGCTCGTCCTGCAACCATCATTGGCGCAGCAGACATTTATGTGTCTGACTTCGGCAATGTGCAAGTCGTTCCTAACCGCTTCCAGCGTGAGCGTGACGCATTCGTGATCGATCCAGATTACGCAAAAGTCACTATGTTGCGTCCTTACCAACAAGTTGAGTTGGCAAAGACTGGCGACGCTGAGAAGCGTATGCTGATCGTTGAGTGGGGTCACAAAGTATTGGCAGAGAATGCCCACGGCATTGCTGCTGACTTGGTTACTTCTTAATTGAACTAACGAAGGGTCTGGGGAAACTCAGACCCTTTTTTTCTACATGATTGAAAAAAGACTATTTAGTACAGACGCTGATCAGGGGATCACGCGCACATTTGAATTTGATGATGAAACGAATCAGGCAACGATTCACACGCAGCAAGATGTGACTGCAATCATTGAAGAGAATAAGCAAGAGTACGCACAGGTTGATGAGCGTGCTCGGTGGGGCGAATGGAGCAGAGTCGCCAGCATCCCGATGTCTATCTACTTCCAGCTCAAGGCTGAAGGCAAGTTAGAAGACGAAGCCTACATGAAGCGTTGGCTTAATGACCCAGAAAACAAATATTTCAGAACAAGAGCAGGAAAACTATGACTCCAAACTACATTGCGGTATGCACCCCAGCGCGTGACATGGTTCACGCTAATTTCACCTTCTGTATGGTGAACATGGTGGCGCACCACACGATTAACACGACTGATGCCGTGTCCTTGAAGATTATGCAAGGGACACTTATCCAGACCCAGCGTGCTGATCTGTGCCTAGACGCAATGGCAGAAGGTTGTACCCATATCTTGTTTGTTGACTCAGACATGACTTTCCCACAGGACATGATCGAGAGACTCTTGGCGCATGACTTGGACATCGTGGCAACGAATTGCGCAAGGCGCAGAATGCCCACAGGACCAACTGCCCAGCGCTATGACGAGAATGGTGAGAGAGAACTCATCTACACAATGCCAGAGTCCAAAGGCATCGAGGAAGTTGGCTCAATCGGTATGGGCGTGATGCTTATCAAACGCAAGGTCTTTGAGGCGTTAACTGAGCCTTGGTTCGAGACTCCTTGGCGTACCGATAAGCGTGGCTATATTGGTGAGGACATATTCTTCTGCCGTAAAGCACAGGCTGCTGGCTTTAAAATCTACATAGACCATGATGTGTCCAAAGAGATCGGACATATTGGGACTTTTGAATTCAAGCACGATCACACTTGGGTGATGCGTGACTTTGAGAAAGCACAAAAGGCTGAAGATGGCGCTCACAACCTATGCTGAACTGAAGACCTCGGTCGGGGACTGGCTTAATCGCACAGACCTGACGACTGCTATTCCTGACTTCATTAGTCTGGCAGAGGCTCAGATCGAGAGAAACTTGCGCACCAGACAGATGATCGTGCGTGCTACTGCGTCGATCACTACCGAATACTCGGCAGTACCTACTGACTTCTTGGAAGTCAAGTCTTTCAAGCTCGATACCAACCCCGTCACCCCATTGGGGTTTGAGACTATCGACTCAATGGACACCTTGGCGGTTACTTATCGCTCGGCTGCCAAACCTATATTTTTTACGGTTGTGGGTGAGCAGTTTCGCTACCTACCAGAACCAGACACCGCATATACAGGCGAATTGATCTATTACGCAAAGTTGAGTAAGTTATCAACCGCGAACACAACAAACTTTTTACTAACTGCTGCACCCGATGTTTACTTGTACGGTGCTCTCATGCAAGCAGCACCGTACCTGCAAGATGATGCGAGAATTGCTGTATGGGCATCGATGTACCGAGCTGGTCTAGAAGAGGTCACGCAAGCAGATGATCGCAGCTCTTCAACTGGCGGTGTATTAGTTGCACGCGCAAGGACTTTGGGATAACAAATGCTAGTAACCACTACAAAAGGTGAGATGGATGTCTCCTTGCTGGAGAAGCGAGAAGGCACTATCGACAACGACAACGAGACGACAAGCTGGGTGGAATATTGGCTAGAAGGCGAGCTTGTGCATCGCTCAGTCGATATGACCTTAAAACGCAATGTGACTGGTGAAGCAGTCGCTCAATCTTTAAGTTAAGGGAAATATCATGGCTAACACGCAAGCAATGTGTACAAGTTTTAAGGTTGATTTACTCAACGCTGTACACGCATTTTCTACCAGCGTACCAGCTCACACCGCATCGACTGCCGACACCTTCAAGGCTGCCTTGTACTTGGCATCTGCAACGGTTAACGCAACGACGACTGCTTATTCTGCAACTAACGAGGTATCTGGCACAAATTACACGGCTGGCGGTGTAGTGGTGACATTTGGTACAGCGCCAAGCTCTACCAGCACAACGGCATTTGTTACGCCATCGGCATCGATTGCATATACAACTGTCACCCTGACAACTGCCTTTGATGCTGTTTTGATCTACAACTCAAGTCAATCAAACAAGGCAGTTAGTGTCCACACCTTTGGTAGCCAGACAATTACGGCTGGAACATTTACCTTAACCATGCCGACGAATGATTCAGCCACAGGCTTGATCAGACTCGCTTAGTAGGGAGGCAGCACAATGGCTGCTTATGGCTCTGGCAGATATGGCTACGGGGCGTGGGGCTTTGGAGAGGGTGGTGCTGCACTCACAGGCAATGCGTCAACTCTCAATATTGGAACGCTTGGTGTCAATATCTCCGAGCAAGAAGAGGGAACGATTGCCACAGGCAATGTCGGCTCTGTCAGCGTATCCAGAACCATTGCCCTAACTGGCAACGCATCAACCCTATCGCTTGGCACGCTATCTTTAGACGATAGAAGTTTTGCCGTTACGGGTAACGATTCAACACTATCCATTGGCAGCGTTACAAATGGCATAAGTGTTGAGATAATTGGCAATGAGATAACCTGCTCTGTCGGAACAATGATTGGCTTTGGCTGGAGCACTATCCCAGACACGGCAGAGACTTGGACGGCAGAGGCAGACACGGCAGAGACTTGGACAGCAATCGCAGACAATTCAGAAACATGGACGCAAGTCCCAGCATGAAGGTGAAATATGGCAGATACCACAACAACCAACCTATTACTTACTAAACCAGAAGTCGGGGCTAGTACCGATACATGGGGAACAAAGATCAATACCGATCTGGACTCGGTAGATGCGCTCTTTGCAGCAGCAGGTACTGGAACATCGGTCGGTCTTAATATCGGTAGCGGTAAGAAGCTAAAAATAGTTGGTGATGTCATTGACACTAACGGCAATGAGCTGCTAAAGGTAACTGCAACAACATCAGCAGTCAATGAAGTAACTCTTGCAAATGCTGCAACTGGTAGTAATCCTGTCTTATCAGCGACTGGTGGAGATACAAATATCGGTATTACCCTAACTCCAAAAGGAACGGGTCTTGTTGTATCAACATCTGACGCATCTATCAATGGTCTAACAGTAGGGGAAGGCGGTGGCTCTGTTGCTACTAATACGGTTGTGGGCGCTGGCGCTTTGGCGTTAAATAGTACGGGTACTAATAATACGGCAATAGGCGGTAGTGCTTTGTCGGTTAGCACAACAGTAGGTCGTAATACTGCAATAGGTTATGTTGCTGGTTCGGCTACCACAACTGGACACATTACTGCTGTTGGTGCTTATGCTTTGTACTCAAATACTACTGGTGATTCTAATGTTGCAGTAGGTGGAAATAATGAATCAGCAAGTGCGGCATTACAAACTAATACTACTGGGAGCAACAATACTGCTGTTGGCGTATCAGCACTTCAAGCAAGCACGACAGGCGGAAACAATACAGCCATTGGTAAAGATGCCCTCTACGCCAACACCACATTTTCTTTCAACACAGCAGTAGGTTATCAATCACTATACGCAAATGCAGTATCAGGAAATACCGCAACTGGGTATCAATCTATGCTTGCCACTACTACTGGAACAAGCAATGCTGCTTTTGGTTTGTGGTCTTTAAAATCAAATACCACGGGACAGTTTAATACAGCACTTGGTGACCAAGCACTTTTATCAAACACCACAGGCGCTAACAGCACAGCAGTAGGTTATCAGGCTGGATATAGTAATACTGCGTCTGCCAACACATTTATTGGCGGTAATGCAGGATATTTAAACACATCGGGTACAAATAATGCGGCATTAGGTCAATCTGCGGGATACAACTTAACTACTGGCACAAGTAATACAGTTCTAGGTCAAAATTGTGGTTCTGGAATTACCACGGGAAATAACAATGTATTGGTTGGAACAGGCGCAGGAACATATACAAATACGCTTACTACTGGTGGACAAAATGTGTATGTTGGCGTAAATGCTTCTTGTAGTTCTGCATCAGTAACTTATGAAATGGTTATTGCTACTTTGAACACAACTGGTAAAGGTAGCACTACGGGCTTCATAAATGCTAATGGTGGTGGTGTATACCAAGGAAATAACTCTGGTGCTTGGTCACAAGTATCTGACCGCAGACTTAAAAAGAATATTGTTGATAACACCGATGGCTTAGAAAAAATAAGTCAACTTCGGGTGCGTAATTTTGAATATCGTTTGCCAGAAGAAATTACAGAATTTGACCCAAGTTGCGCTATTCCAAACAAAGGCGTTCAGTTGGGTGTCATTGCCCAAGAAATACAAGAAGTATTTTCAGATTGCGTAAAAACAGAATCTACTGGTGTTATATCGGTAGATTCGGACAATCTGACTTGGTACATGATTAACGCTATTAAAGACCTCAAAGCCGAACTAGATACAGTAAAAGCCGAACTTGCGGCTCTGAAAGGATAAGACATGGTAGCCTCAATAAATGCTTCAACTTCCGCAGGGGTGGTTACGACTGCCGATACTTCGGGCGTACTTGCTCTTCAAACGGCTGGTACTACAGCACTGAGCATCAGCGCATCTCAAGTTGTTACGTTGACCAATGCTCTTCCTGTTGCTTCTGGGGGTTCAGGAGTAACAACTTCTACAGGTACGGGTGCTAATGTATTGGGAACTAGCCCTACGATAACAACTCCAACAATATCTGGTGACGCAACCATCTCAGGTCTAACAGTAGGTAAAGGCGGTGGTGCTGTTGCTACCAACACGGCTGTTGGTGTAAGTGTTTTAGCAAATCATACGAGTAATGGCGGTAATGTTGGCGTGGGCTATCAAGCACTTATATCAAATACTACTGGTTTTGCTCAAACTGCCGTAGGTAGAGCGGCTTTGTATGCAAACACCACGGGTGCTTATAATGTGGCGGTTGGGGCAGAAGCACTTAACGTCAACACCACAGCCTCTAACAACACAGCCGTGGGGTATGGTGGGCTTCAATACAATATTACAGGAACTGGTAATTCAGCATTAGGCTATAGGGCTGGTTGGGGTATCACATCTAATTACAACACTGCTATTGGCATGGACTCTATGAGTAATGCTTCTGGTGGCGTAGGTCTAACATCAAGTGCAAACAATACTGCTGTAGGCTATCAAACTTTTTATAATTTAACAAGTGGTGGTAGCAACACAGCAGTAGGTTATCAAGCGGGATATAGTTCAACCACTTCAACCACAAATACTTTTATAGGCGTACAAGCGGGGTACTACAACACAACTGGTAATTCCAATGTAATGATTGGTTCTCAGGCTGGTGCTTTAAGTGTTAATGCTACTACTGGCGATGCAAATATTTATATTGGCGGTGGTGTAAGAGGTTCAGGCGCAACTAACAACAATGAGATTGTTATAGGCTACTTGACTACTGGAAAAGGTTCTCAAACTGGCTTTATCAATCCTAATGGCAGTGGCGTATTCCAAGGCAATAACTCCGCTTCATGGTCTACAACTTCTGATAGAAGGCTTAAAAAGAATATTGTTAATAACAGTGATGGTTTAAACAAAATTACGGCTATTCAAGTTCGCAACTTTGAGTATCGTTTACCAGAAGAAGTTGACCCAGAATTAAAACCAGCGGATGCTGTACCAAACACAGGCGTTCAGTTAGGTGTAATAGCCCAAGAACTCCAAGCCGTTCTACCAGACTGTGTGAAAGCAGAATCAACTGGTGTTTTGTCGGTAGACCCTGACAATCTGACTTGGTACATGGTTAACGCTATAAAAGACTTAAAAGCAATAAACGACACACAAGCCGAAACAATCAACGCACTAACCGCCCGAATTGTGGCTTTGGAGAGTAGAACATGCCTGTAATTATTGACGGAACAACTGGCATAAGCCCAGTAACAGCATCAGGCACATCAGCATCAGTAGACGGCATGACTGTAGGTCGTGGTGGTGGTGAGGTTGCTACTAACACGGCTGTTGGTGCTAGTGCTTTGGCGGCTACGGCTACTGGAACTGAAAACACGGGCATTGGTCAAACTGCATTAACTGCTTTGACAACTGGTTCTTACAACACGGCTGTCGGTAGAATTGCTATGCAATCGAACACGACTGGCTCACAAAACACAGCCGTAGGTAGACAGGCATTATTTGCAAATATTTCTGGCTCTAACAATACTGCCATGGGGTATACAGCACTTTTATCCAATACTGCTGACAACAACACAGCCGTGGGATATTTATCGATGTATAGCACTACAACGGGCGCATCTAATGCGGCATTTGGACATCAATCTTTATACAGCAACACCACAGGAACTTTAAATGTGGCTTTAGGGCCAACTGCTTCTTACTTTAATACTACGGGCAGTCAGAATATATCCATTGGTTACGAAGCATTAAAAGCAAACACCACGGCATCTAACAATGTGGCAGTGGGTTTTCAAGCGGGGTTTAGCAATACGACTGGAAATCAAGTTGCTTGCTTTGGTAAAGGTGCTGGCTATACAAATACTACTGGGACAGACAATACATTAATTGGATTCCATGCTGGATATACTTTAAACTCTGGCGGTAATGTTGCAATAGGCTCTGATTGTCTATCATCTTGCACATCAGGAAATTTAAATACTATTGTTGGATACTCTGCTGGTAACACAATAACAACTGGTTCTAAGAACACTATCTTAGGTCGTTACACAGGCAACCAAGGTGGCTTAGACATTCGCACATCATCAAACAGAATTGTGCTGTCTGATGGGGATGGAAACCCAAGAATTTATGTAGATAACTCAGGCAATACATCTATTGGCGATAATACGGCAAATGCAGTAGATGGCAATCGTTTCTATGTTTATAACAATGCAGATAATGGTATCGTAAGCCGAGTAGATTCTGCAAATTATTGTTATGTTGCACAAACTGGTAATGCTTCAAATACAGGTCTAGCAATTTCTTTTAGATGGACTTCTACACAAGTAGGTCGCATTACGACAACATCATCTGCAACTTCTTATGTAACATCTTCTGATTACAGGCTAAAAGAAAACATTACTCCCATGACGGGCGCATTGGCTAAAGTCGCACAACTAAAGCCAGTTACTTATGATTGGAAATCTGGCGGTTCAAGCCAAGGTTTTATTGCCCATGAACTGCAAGCAGTAGTTCCTGATTGTGTGGTTGGTGAAAAAGACGCTTTGGATAAAGACGGAAACCCAGATTACCAAGGAATTGATACATCTTTCTTGGTAGCAACACTAACAGCCGCAATTCAAGAACTCAAAGCAGAGTTTGACGCATACAAAGCAACCCACCCTTAATAGGAGAAAACCATGACAGAAACTATCACCCCAACAGAAATTGCACAGCACTACTCTGCCGCAATGGACAGCGTTAACCTCATCAACGCTGGAAAGCCAGAAGGCATGACAGCAGAAGATTGGGCAGACTGCTTGGCTCGTAA